TCTGGTGTATTACCGCCTATTAGGTCAATGAGTTGAGGCACGATTGAATCGCGCTCTTCCTCAAGACGCTGTGAGCGATAAGCCATCAAATCCTGGAACTTACGTTCCTGATCTAGGAGAGCAAAAGCACGTTCTCTTTCAAGACGTTCATTCTCAAGTTGAGAATTAAATTCTTGCTCCTTCTTAGCGAGGAGTTCTTTAAAGGAAAGTTCTTTGACTTCCTTCTGCTTTTCTTTCTCCGCTTTTTGTGCTTCACGTTCAGCCTGTCGTGCTGCCTTACGTGCGGCTGCTTCTTCGCGTTCCTTCTTAAGGGCGGCAAGTTCTTCAGCCATCTTTTCCATCTGTGGATATAACTTAGCCTTCTCCTGCGCACGAGCCTTTGCAAGGTCATCTGCAGTAAATCCTGGCACTGTAGCCTCCACTGGTACTTCTTGGATTGGCGCAACTTCTGCTGCGACTGTTTCCATCACTTCTTGATTATCGGCCATTATTGGTCACCTATTTTTCTTATGTCGTTGTCCGTATGCCTTGCGGCGTGTCCCTTGGTTTCTTACAAGACTATTGCATTACAAAATGTCGCAATTGTCTCGATATACTCTGATGTTTATCAGAATGCTAGTTGTCGTTGCGGTCGACATTCCTTCGTTGCACCTGCTTGGTGCCGTAGGCTTCTTCCACTAACTGCTGACGAATTGCGCCTTCGGTTTGATCCTCTAGGCTTTCGTTCATCTGCTGTGCTGGGTCGTTAACACTCTCTGGTGTCTCTGGACCCTGAATTCCATCACCCATAACGTCACCATCACCAAGTTGTGTTGGCTGCATAGGGATGGCAGAAGTTCCATCAGGACCAGGCATCATGCCCGTCATATCCATGATCTGCTTCTGGATCTGAATCTTGAGAAGTTGTAGGGCTCCATCGGCCTTGGCATCTTCCTTCAACTCATCACGAATCTCACGAAGTTTTTCTTCTGGGAACTCCTCGCCCAAGGTACGCAGAGCGCCTTCCTTAGACTCAAGACCAGCAGCCATCTTTGCCTGGACTTCATTCAAGACGATTAACTTATCGAGAGGAAGTGGAGGTGGGAACTGCACATAGTTCTGGTATGTGATTGGATCGTTAGGATCAAGGACAGCAAGTTGGTCTGACTTTAATGGGCCATCAACTTCTGGGTTAAATATCAGAGTCTCTGGCTCTTTGAGAGCCAAGTTACGAAGTATGAGTTCGTTAATACGCTCAACACCCTTGCCGTACTGAATGACCTTCTGGGAGTAGCGATTCATCAGTGGCTGGTACTGGATGGAGAGAGCAACACCTGAGGTGTTAGAGATTGGCTGAACTTGTCCAAGCGCACTCTCTGGGATGTTCATGATCTCGTGCATAGAGCGCTTAAGAAGTTCTAGGTATTGAAGAGCGCCGTTGATACCTTCAGCACCACCATCAAGGTTGAATACCTGAGCGTCCTTTGGAAGACCGCCCCATACCTTGCTTGCACCCTTTTCCAGATTTGATGCCTTAGCACCGATGATGACTGTTACTGGTGCAGCGTGGTAGTTGATGATGTCAGCGACGTCTGTAGCAATTTCATTATATGTGCGGTTGATCGTGATGATGTCTTGGCAATCTGCAAGACCCCATGGAGAACCTGTTACAGGAATGTTAGGGATATGTACCACTGGAATAAGGCCTAGTGGGTTTGGACGTGAGTCGATCAACTCGTCGTTGATGTACTCCTCGATCATGTCATCAGTCAAGATTTCAGTATAGGTAAATACTTGACGTGTTCCTTCTAGAGAGGTACCCCAGAAGCGGTACTTCTGCTTAAAGCGAAGAAGGCGTGTGCGATCGTGTGGGTGGAATTCTGGAAAACAGAATGACGAGTTCATTGGCAGAATGCGGACACGACCAGGATGGAAGTGACCAGCAGAATCTGTCCATGCCTCTTCGTAGGCAACCTTTACAAAGCAGTCACCTGTGACTCCGCCTTGCTGCGCCATCTCAAGTAGTACACGCTCTTTGTCGTTATCTACTTCCCATACGCGCTCTAAGCGGTCAGGAACAATTGCTTCCGTTGCTTTAGGGGAACGAAAGTTAACACCCTTACCAAATGTAAAGCGAGCAAGATAATCTGTAAATGCGCGATAGTAGTTCATCGTCATCTGTGCTTCGCCAGTTTCGCGGCGGTAGCCCCATTGATGACCTAGGTACATCGCAAAGTTTAATGAGTAACGGTTTAAGCGAGGACCGTGGACTTCAAACTCTTCATCAGCAAGTTCTACTAATCCAAGAGGAGAAATAGAGATCGTTAAGTCAGATGATGCCGCTCTGTACGATGGCGGGGAGAAGTCAAGATATGACATTACTTACCTTTATTCTTTTCTTCTTTTTTCGCAACTGGCTTACGCTTCTTAGACTCAAATTTCTTCTGTGCAATCTTTTGTCTGCGATCTTTTTCGTGAGTCTCTACGAACTGACCGCCAAGTTCAATGTAGTGCTTGTGAACCCATGCACTTGCTCCAGGAGATGGATAGGTCGCGTACTTAGCACGTGCCTGTGCAATGACCATTTGATACAACTTTGGATTTGCTGGTTTTTGCATTTTATCTCCTCCCTGGATAACCTGACAGCCCCCACATTAATGTGAGGGCTGAACGGTGTCTGTCTAAATTAGTCGTTGACGACTGTTGCAGACTGACGCTGTGTGCGTCCGCCTGAGCGAGCGACTGTCTCAATTGTTGCTGCTGAGTAGTCGTTCATTGTGCCGTGTGCAAACTCTCCAAGGAATGTTGGTGCTTCAACCCATGAGGCTGAACCAACGTGCGCACGCTCTGCCATTGTCTCGGCAGCAGACTTCTCCCAAACTGGAGCGTTGCGGTTTGGACGACCAGGTGCTGTAGCAGCGCCCTGCATCATTCCCTTNTGNAAATCGTTTGGAACATCGGTATCAGTAGCGATACCCTCTTCGAAGCGGAGTGGGCCACGACGTGTTGCGTTGCCTGCACCCTTCATTTCGTAAACCTGTGGTGCACGCTCTGGGAAGCGTGGTGCTGGTGAGATTGTCATTATGACTCCTTAAGGATGTGTACGGAAAGGCCTTTTCCTAGTACATAGTTTCCACCCTTTTTACAGGGTTTTGTTGTTAACTAAAGAAAGGATTAGATGAGATGACTACCTCTGGCATCACAAGGTCTTGGGTAAGACTGCATGCGATAGCCAAAGAATCTGCAAAGTCATCGTGGGCGTAGGTCTCATCAGGTGCGGCAGCAGAGAAGTTAGGTCCCTTGAACTGAACTTCAAGGTCGGTCATCTGCTGATAAAACCGCTTCCATGTACGCAATCTGCGAGTTTTTGCATGGGCAGGCCACGTAATGAGTTTGCGCTGAATAAGAGCCTGCAGATGTTTCCATCGCTTTGATTGCTCTGATTGACTGGATGTGAGAGCCACGACTCTAGANCGTGGAAGCAANAGAGTAAGACGTTGCGCTACTGCATCNCCCACACCATTGCCGTCTACTCCAGCAACAAGGACNTCGTAGTTAGATAAGAAGTTAACGATCTGGAAGTACTGCTCTTCCCAATCGGCTCCCTGGATCTCTAGCCAGTTAAGAACTTTATGCTCAAAGTATCCAAACTCATCGGGGCGATCCCAGTCAACCCACACAACAGTCACAACAGTTGAGTCAGTCTTACGGGCTGGGTCAATACCTACAACTACTGGAGTCTTATGCCAGGACTTCACTAACTCTTGAGAGGTATCGCCTAGTTCATCCATAATGGCAGAGGTAACGAACATACCGCGCTCAAGGAGCCACTTACAGTTGTACGACATCTGGAACTCATCCGAGTCCTCACCAATACGCAGCATCTCTTTCTTGATAGAGCGCTCGTAGTTGGGGTTGTACTTAATCACATCTTTCCAGTCCCACTGGAAGTGGTTCTGCCTGGAGTTACGCCCTGTTTGTCGGCGCTTGTTTAACTGAATAGCCTTATAGAAGTTGTTCTTACTGGTTGTAGGTGTTCCAGTCTTGACCATGGTTCCTGCGTAGTACGCCAACATAGGAGCGATTGACTTGGATACTACAAAATCATCAGCCTCTTGACACTCGTCAATAACAATAAGATGGAAAGACTTAGATTCAATCTTTGCTCGTGGGTTAGCGGTCATCATCGTCATGGTTGAGCCAGATTTAGTCAATTTAATCTGACGAGTTACTCCGCCTACACGGGCAGCCTTATCGTCGATCTCAACGTCATTAAGAATCTCTGTAGCACGCTCAGAGGTCAGACGGGTAACGCATCGACCAAAAAGTGTTTCAGCCTGTGACTCTGTAGGAGCAAATAGCCCAACCCATAGTCCATCTTTAAATTTGCCAAGAAGATCTGGGTACAACTTAGCAAGTCTAGGAAGAAGGATCATCAACGTCACAACAGTGTCAGCCACTGTCTCTGACTTACCTGACTGACGAGCGGCTAGGGCTGTAATCTCTTCTGCGTCATTGATGAGGACAGACTCAATAAGCCGTCTAGCCAATGGCTTCTGATAGGGGTGAAGATCGTGTCCTACAAGTTCTTTAAGAAAGAGCATGATCTTGTCGATCAGTTTGTCTACAAATTGCTGAGATAGTTCGTCTAACTGTTCGTCAGGCTCTTCTTCTGCAGGCTTATCTTCCTGCAAGAAGAACTCAGGAGTAATCTCCTCAAACTTCTCATCGTCAAATGACTCGGTGGTCACAGGGAGCGTCTCTCTAGTTCTTGCGCGATGGCGTGAAAGACTTCAGCGCCCAGTTTTACCTCAGCAAGATCATCTTTGCTCTGAGTCCTTTGCCAACTGGAAATATGTTTGCCAATCGTAAACATCGACTGTTCCATCCATGCTACTAAGTCTGGAGTAGAGATCATCGAGACTCTTTTCTCGATCCGACTTTGGGGGCGGTGTCCATCCCGCTTCTTCCGTAAATTCATCTTCCGTCACAATCCTTAGTCCGATTAGTTTATCGACTTCAACTGAGTCAGTTTGTCCAGTCCATCGTCCCAATACTAACGCCCTATATCTAGGAAGTCTTACTATGAGAGGAGTTGCCGTCCTATATGGGGCTTCCGTCTCTTGAGTCCAACCACGGGTAACAACCTTATGGCCCCACTCATAGGGGAACTTAGTAAGTTGTACAAAGTGTTGTGTTCCGATGTTGTGCGTCTTGGGCATGTAGTCGTCCTATTTAAGTGGTCGTAGTTTCTTTGGGCTGAGGGATGTCTTACCACCCTTGGTTGTTCCGTACCTTTTGCCGTAGTGTAACTGAGCGCCACGACTGAATTTGTAGAATGCCTTGCGAGCCGTAGCAGAGATTGATGACACATCTGCAGGACCACGAGGTTTGAAGTCCAAGTACTTGTAGATGTACTGACCCTTAGATACACGAGCCTTGAATGCCGTCCACTCGCTAGGGGTGACTTCGTAATAGTTGTAGAAGGTGCCGTCTCTAAATACTACGGTGATCTTCTCTTCCTCTTCGTCATAGCCAGCGGCTACGGTACGAGGGCGATCAATGTTAGTTGTTGATGTTGGAACAACCGTAAGTGGAGCAGGCTGTGTGTCCTCATCAAGTTGGGCTCCATATGAGCCAGGAATACTTGGGTTATCTACACCCTCTGTAACATCTTCCCACTGACGCTTGTAGGAGAGTTCTGCAGGAAGTCCTGCCATGTTGTTGTAATACGCACCAGTTACGTCATAATCCTTGAGTACATCTTTCATACCGATGATCTCTTTGAACTCACCAAACTCACCAGTTGAAGAGGCTGTTGGGGCGCTCTGAAATGGGTTCTCTACTCCAGTAATCTTTGCAAGACCCGCGGTCTGTCGAGGACCAAAGCCATACATAGAACCTAGTTGTTCTAATGGGCTGCGTAGTTCCGCAGATGACGGAGTAGACATGCGCGGTTTGCGCGATGCACTTCCACCACCTGCGGGACGACGATTAGGCATTTATATTAGGATGCTGCTGCCCAAGGAGTGATGGTGACTGTTGCACCGATTGCAACAGATGTTCCTGCTGCAGTTCCTTGTGCCTTAACAGTTCCAACAAGTCCAACAACTGTTCCTGAAAGACCTGTGAGGTTTAGGACTGTTGTGGTTGGTGTTGCTACTGTGAATGTGTTAGTTGCGTTATCAACAACTGTGTATGTTCCGTTTACAGTTGCGTCAACAGATGCGATTGTAACCTTAGTTCCAATTGCGTATGCTGCACCTGCACCTGAAGCAGTGAGAACTGCTAGGCCGCCTGCTGCACGTGATACTGCTGTAACTGTCTTAGCAGCGTTAGTTGCGGCTGCCTGTACTGACGCAACAAGTGTTGAGTCAAGGAGTGTGTCAGTTGCATCTGCTGTAAGTTGTCCTAGTACGGTTGGAACCTTTACATAGTCAACTCCACCAGACTGAGATCCTGTGGTGTTTGGTGTGTATCCAGGATAGCCGTTCCAGCCATCTTCTGCGATATTGTGTGAATCAAGAGTGTAATCTAAGTTAGATCCACCATTGTCACGGCGAACGTCGTTTGGCTGCAATGGGAAATTACCCCATACGAAGTCAATTGCGACGTTACCTTTGTCATCTAGAAGATGACCGTCTTGATTAGTAGCCATTTATTTCCTCACAATCATGATTGGTTAGTTCAGCCTCTAGAAGTACTTCTCCGCAGTCGCGACATCTGAAGAAGCGTGTTTCGTCTAGTGCAACATGTAAGGAGTCCGCGTGTGAGTCCTCGTATGCCATCCGAGGTTGGGCTAGAACTTCAGAAGGAAACGGTCCTTGAGGGCTGTGCGCTCCCGATGGTACAGCATGTCCCTGTACCGCGAACTTGCGAATGACCTTCATTATTCTGCAGGTGTTGCTGGCGTTACTTTCTTTGGTTTCGCCTTAGTCGCAAGAACCTCTGTCGCAGCAGCGGCTTCTGCAGCATATTGCTCTGTTGTACGAAGAAGTCCAGCGATCTTTCGAGGCTGTAAGAATCGAGGAAGATGTGTCTCACAGTAAGGGATCGCCTTAGTTTTGCTAATGTCGTAGACAAACATTGCCTTTGATTCGCAATTTGCACACTTCATGGGTACTGCTCCAATCCTAGTTTCACATCATAGCCACCAGTCATAGGTCCTGGTCGTGATGGATCGGGGAAGATTCCATCCAACTTAGCCCGTTGTTCTGGTGCAATATCTGGGTGGTTCGCTATTGCTTGAGCCCGATTCCAAAACTCTGGTGGATACATTCCAAAATTNCGAAGGATCTGTCCCTGAGTATTGAGATTAGGATNAGCANTAGAACGAACAGCAAAGTCTAGCATTTTGCGGTCGACAGTAGTAAGGGGCGGAGTCTTAGAGTTGACTCCAGCATTGAAATGCTCGTAAGCGTTATCGTCCTTAGATACTTGACCAGCCATGGTTACTTCTTCTTTGGCTTTGTTCCTGGAGGAGTTGGATTTGCGCCTCGCTGCTTTACAGGCACAGGGTTAACTTTTTCTCCAGTGATTGGATGAATTGCTGTCTTGTTCTTTAGTGTTCCTGGCATGGGTGCTCCTGTCGTTGATGGGTTTATTGGTCCGCGTTTGCGATACCCAGGCATTGGTGCCCCAGTATTCGCTGGTGTCGGTGTTGCTCTGTGTACGACCTGCATCGTAGAGGCCTCATCAAGTTTATTCTGTGCATACGCGGCATGTTGTGCTCGCATGTTTCGATAACTTGCTCTTTTGGCTCCTGTAAGGACGTCCTCGATCTTATTGACTGCCCAGTCTCCTGGGTTGATTGATGCGACGCTCATAGGGCTATCTTCCCCTAGTTTGTGGCTGGAGTCTCTTTATTTGTTAAATGAGTTTCAATAGTGATGAGTCTTTCGCCCATCTCAACAAAGGCTTCAAGCATCTTGTCTTGAGTCTCGATGATCTTTTGCTGGTTCTCGTAGAGTCGATCTACGCGATCCTTGACTGTGGTGAAGCCACCGTTACGGCTAAGTTCGCCATCCATGCGGTTCATGCGCTCCATAATTCCTGGGATAGCGTCACGGCCTGGTTCTTCTGGGGTACCTTCCCAGTCACGCTTAAAGCGNTCCATCCANTCTGCAAACTCTTTAAACTTCTTATATGCAGGACGCAAGATAACCCCCAAACTGATNAGAGCACCAGTGACAATGCCNAAAGANGTAAAGAACGTTGTCACTGGTNNTACTCCTTAATTACTTATTTAGTTGCGCCAATACCAAAGGCTGCGTCCTTTGGATTGAGTGCACGGAACAATGGNCCTGCTACTGCGCCTGCTGCTGCCATACCGATTGACTTAGCATCGGTGTGACCTGCAAGATACATACCAAGTCCTGCTGATACTGCTGTGCGTGCGTATGAGGCAACGATTGCCTGTAGTGCTTTTGCGTTCATGTTTCTCCTTAGAATCGCCCTTACCCTAATTGTTTATTATTCTTTAGGGTTACGCAGTCTAAGCGTGACGATCCAGATAACAAACGAAATCAAGGTCACCTTGCCAATAACGGTCTTTGCAGAACCCGTTAAGACCAACCAGGCAGAGAAAAGACCAACAAAGGTCCAAATCTCACTGAAAAAGTCGGCTGATACATCTTTGCAGAACTGCCATGCTCTTTTCATTATTTACCAAACTTCCTTCTCACTACTGCTGCTACTGCAACAGTAATCACCAAGATTTTCTTGGCTTTCTTTCTTGTGACTGGAGACATGTCGTTTCCGATATTCGACATAGCGACGAATGCGTGATTGAGTGCTTGTGCGCCAGGTACTGCTGCGATTGCTCCTGTTACTGGTGTCTCAATAACTGGAACAGCAACGTCTGGTGCATTGAATGAAGTGCCGCCTGGTTGTCCGATAAATGTGTCCGCAGTAGTAATCGCCTCTGGAGGAATTGGAAGACCAGATCCTGGAGGTGGTGCAGGAGGAGTTAATTTTCCATCTTCTTGAACAACCTGTGGTGCTGATTGTGTGCCGAAGAATTGGATACCGCCGTTTTCAACGCCCTTCACGTCTACCTGTACGTGAGGAACAAGCACCTCTGCAGGAGCAGGCTTTGGTATGTCTGTAGGAAGTTGAGCGGCGTTATTTGGAACAATGCCGATTTCCTTAAATGCTTGAATTGCAGTAGGAGCCAAGTACTTCTCTGGAGCAACTGCAGGAACATATGTTTCTGCTGTAGTATTTGTAGTCACTACAACAACAGGAGGTGCTGGTGGAGGAGTCGGGGCAGGAGTTGGAGTTTGAGTTTGCTTGGCCGCATCAGCAGCAGCCTTGGCAGCGGCTGCATCCTGAGCAGCCTTAGCGTCTGCTGCGGCTTTATCAGCAGCCGCTTTATCTGCGGCGGCTTTAGCATCTGACGCTGCTTTATCAGCAGCGGCTTTGTCTGCTGCAGCCTTATCTGCTGCGGCTTTATCAGCAGCAGCCTTATCAGCAGCATCTTGTGCAGCCTTAGCATCGGCCGCAGCCTTAGCAGCATCTGCTGCAGCCTGTGCGTCTTTGGCAGCCTGTGCTGCAGCGGCAGCATCAGCGGCTGCTTTAGCATCTGCAGCGGCTTTAGCGTCGGCTGCTGCTTGTGCATCTTTCAATGCCTGTGCTGCTGCGGCTTCTTGAGCCGCCTTTGCATCCGCTGCTGCTTGAGCGGCGGATTGTGCATCAGCCGCATCTTTTGCTGCCTGTTCTGCTGCAGCGGCTTGTTGTGCTGCTAATGCCTCTGCTGCTGCTTTTGCTTCTGCGAGTTGTTTAGCAGCCAGAGCATCCGCCGCTTCTTTGTCTGCTGCTGCTTTGGCCTCTGCAGCCTGTTGCGCTGCAAGTGCATCTGCTGCGGCTTGAGCGTCAGCGGCTTGTTGTGCGGCTAATGCATCAGCGGCTGCTTTAGCAGCAGCGGCATCTGCTGCTGCTTTCTTTGCAATCTCATCTTGAATTGTTTGTGTTGATTGAGCAAGAGTCGTTGCTGCTGTGTTGGCAGCCTGTACTGCTGTATCTGCTGCAGCGTTAGCAGTGTTAGCATCTCGTGTAGCGGTGTTTTGTGCCAAATCTAATACGGTCTGTTGTACTGTAAGGTTTTGTTGTGCTTGTGTGAGGTTTTGCTGTGCAACTGTAAGGTTTTCTTTAGCAGTTGCTAGATCAGCCTGGGCTTGGTCGTAAGCGACCTGTGCAGCAGCCGTAGCAGCAACGTTATCAGAAGCAGCATGAACAGCACTGTTGTAGGCATCCCATGCAGCATTTCGTTCGGCTAACTTTGCATCGTATGCAGCCTGAGCATCTACTACTGCTTGAGCAGTTGTTGGCACCGCTGCTTGTGCTGTTGTTAACGTCTGAGTTGCTGTGTTAAGAGTTGCTTTAGCGTCTAAAACAGATTGTTTAATGGGGTCAAGTGCAGCAACTGCTGTATTGGCAGCCTGTACTAATACTGGGTCTTTGGTAGTTGTAGTCGCAGCAAATGCGCTGGCTTCAGGAGTTGTGAAGTACCCAGTGCCATCTGCTTTAGTAATACCCCAACCAAGAGTTACTCCAGCACCGCCACCGTTTTCGTAATACCAAATAGTAAGTTGTTGCGTTTGCCCACCAGTTACTGAATAGGTTGGACTATATGGACTCCACGTTGGTCCTTGATCTCTCCAGTTGCTTATTGCAAGAGTTCCATCAACGTAAAGTTTGGAGCCGTCGTCTGAGTACACAGCGTACTTGACAGCAGTGGCGTCTGATGGAACGGTAATTGTTCCATCAAAACGAATGATGACATGGTCTGCTAAACCAGAGTTTAGAACAATACCACTGCCCCAGTTAAATGCAATGTTAGGCACTGTAGTAGTAAGAATTGGTGTTTGATTAGCAATAACAGGAGCAGCGCCGTTTGTAGCACGATAAACAGTTGCGGTTACTCCATTGGTTGTTGTTGTAACAGCAGAGGCATCAGCAGCCGCCTGTGCTTGTGCAGCGGCATTTGCAGCATCAGTAAGCGCCTGTTCTTGTGTAGCAACTTGAGTTGTTGCTGAATCTACGGTTGCTTGAGCAACGGGTACTGCGGAAACTGCTGCGTCTGCTGCTGCTTGGGCTGGAGCAATTTGGTCATGAAGAGGGCCTAATTCAGCATTGGTATTGTAAAAGTGAACGCATGCGGAACCTTCTGTACATGCGGCAGCAGCATCAAGGGCTGGTTGTGCATCCTGCGTTGTAATCAAAATTGTGTTAGTAGATGCAACCGTTGCTGTTGCGCTATCTACCGTAGATTGAGCAATCGTTGTATCTTTAATGGCGTTAGCCACTGTAGCGGATGCTGCGTTACACCAGCCTGAGCAACAGGGACCACCGCTGCTGATGCTTGGGCAGTTGTAAGAGCGGTTGTTGCCGCAGCAATCGCTGTAGTTGCTGTATTAATTGCGGTTGTAGCATCTGCAACAGCCTGTTGAGCCACAGGAAGTTCTGTCACTTTGTTCTGTACATCAGGGATTGCCTGGAGAGTGGTAGTAGAGTTAGTTACCGCAGTCTGCACTGTAGCCGTTGCTGTATCGATCTTAGAGGAGACAGAGTCCAATGATATGGAAGTCAAAGAAGATGAGGGCGTTGGAGCAGGAGATTGCAAATTATCAACGTGATCGGATACAACTGTTGAAGGTGTTGAAGACGATGGATCAGGCGTTGGAGCGGGAGCAGGAGTTGACGAAACGGTTGACGAAGAGTTTGTTGAAGAGGAAGAAGTAGATGAAGAAGATAATGAGTCTGATGGTGGTGTTGGTGTTGGCTGTGATTGCGTCGTTTGGTTTGCTGCGAAGTCTGTGGAAGTAGATGGAGTCGTGGATGTGGTTGGTGCTGGTGCTGGCGTTTGTTCTGGTGTTGGCGTTACCTGTGGCGCTTGTGACTGCGCTACTGGTGCGCTATTTGTTGTCGTGGAAGCCGCTACAACTGTGGAAGTATCAACAACCGTGGCAACAACAATCGGCAGAGGCGCAACAACGCTCGTTGAATCGGTTGAAGAAGTCTGAGTAGTATCTGCATGTGCGGAGGTAGCAAAAGATAAGCAGAAGAGCGCTGCTCCTCCACCTAAACTTGCTGTGATGATACGTTTGCGTGAGTCAGATTGTGCTGCGAATGTACGCAGTGGTTTCAACTATTCCCCTCGGAACGTTAATGGCCTCGCTAAATTATAGCGGTTTCCAATTCTTATTCACTATAAAGTTTTCCCCTCCAGAGTTAACAGATTCGCCTTCAACTCCACGCCCTGGAGAAGACCAAGTAACAACTGATGGATTTGCTACAGATTTAATCATTGGTGGAACATACTGAAACTCTTGTTTAATTCCACGACGTTGATTAACCATCAGAGTTTTGCGGTTTAACTGTTTACTCATTTTCTTCCTTTAAATACTTAATGGGATCGTGTCCTTTAAACTGCTTTTTTGATAATGGACGTGGACCACCACTTGGGGGAAGTTGCATCAAAGCCCCAATACCTTCAGCGGAGTATTGATGTGTAGCAATCTTATGATCAGCCTGTTCTTGATCAGTCCTAATTTGAATGTTTGGTTGTTTGCGTGGTTTGTACTTTGACATTACGCAGGAGACCCGCCTGCAGCACCTGCTGCACTTGCTGCTGTGCCACCTTCACCCATGCCGTTAGCGGTACCAAGACCCATAGAGTCTTCGTGCGCTTCTTGTGCTGGTGTTTCACTTGCTTCATCTGAGGTAGAGGTTACAAGATTGCCAGCAGACATAGCACTTGTATAGGCAGGATACATAGTCCATGCATTACCGATTCCTGCATATGCTCCGAGAAGACCTTGACGCATAGCGCGATGGCGCTTCATTGCCTCAATATCGTGAGCCTTTTCAAACTGCTTGCGACTAAGATTGCTCATTTAAGTTTCCTTGGTTGTAGTTACCGTATTGACCAGCAGGACTTCCATACATGCCATTGCTTACGTGTTGAAATTGCATAGCAGAAAGATTATTGTTTTCCATAGTTAAACACACCTTCTGGATCAAAGACTGTAAGAGACTGTAAAACTAATGGTGTCCCAATCTCACGTGCATGATGGCCGCAAAAAAGAAGTTCTCCTGAGGTAAGTTTTGCTCTGACTTTTGCTTGAGCGCCACATCGATCGCAGCGATCCTGCGCAGTAAACTCGACATTCGCCTCAAGTGTGGTTGTCATGGCTTTAGTTTGCCCTCTTTTTCCTCTTGTGTATGGGCATAATAGGACCATAGACGCTTACACAACTAGGTATACCTGCGAACTATGTGGTACTCGGTATGTAGTACCATCGATGGCTCGGCATTGCGAAAAGAAACATATGGAGGATGAATAATGGCTGTTTATGAGTATTCGTGTATTGAATGCGATATCACGCAAGAGAAAGAGCGTAGCATTCACGATCCAGAACCAGAATACTTCTGTGAATCATGCGGCTACGCTCTTACGAGAGTCTTCTCTCCGTTTGGTCTATCTTTTAAAGGTGGAGGCTTTTACTCCACAGATGGACGTAACGTTTAGTTGTAGTTAGGATCAATTACTGCTGGAGTTGGTGCCTCAGTTGACACTGGAGCAGCGGCATCTGCAACTGGTGCTGCAGGAGTTGGCGCAACAGCGATAGACCCAGTAGCAGCAGAGACTGTGATGTCTGCACCTTGCTGACGAGCCTGAACCTGTAGGTCTGCTGCAGTTGTGGCCTGGGTGTCAACCGCAGCAAATGCGGCGTTGATCTCATCAAGAGTCAACTTGCCATCATCCATAAATCCACGAGCAAGTTTTTCAACGATTGTTGCGGTGGCTGTTAGACCTGCAACTGTCATAGCCTTAAGAGTTGAGATGTGGGCGATAGCACCAGCACCAATAACTCCGAGTGCACTTGCTGTAAACGCTGCGACGATACGCATGAGGACGTTCCAGAATAACTTGTATGTTTCAAAAATCTTTTTCATGAGTGTCCCCACGGTAAAGCCTCCCCTAGTTTACTTTCTCGGCGTCAATGCCTTCCTTACGATACATTTTAACATTCTTCTTCTTGTCATCGTAGGCTTTCTTGACCTCAAAATGAGGTAGGACTTGCTCCTCAAGAATCTGCTTCTTGATCTTCTTGTCCTTCTCGTCATTGTCGATGGGGCGCATGTACAACTGGTCGTATGGCACGCCATGCTTGTGAAGCCAGTTCTTGGTATCAGAACGGTAGTGGGCAGACCTAGCGGTCAAGATAATGACATCTCTACCCTTCTGCTTCGCCTCTTTAGCAAGGGCGACCATGTGAGGAAATGCATCGGCATGATCAGCAGCCTGACGGAACTCATCACTATCGATCTTGTGAAGGGCTTCGTAGTCCTTGATATCCGCCAGAGTTCCATCTAGGTCAAAGATGACAGCCTTTTTACCGCGCTTATTCTTGCCAGTCTCAAAGGAGTCGTTTTTATTCATAAGGCTATTATCAGTCAGCCTGAATGCCGATACTCTCTAAATACTTGTCTTTCTCTGTTAGGAGATAGGTCTTGATCTGTTCTTGTCGTTCTGCAATCTGTTCTTCTGTCTTGGTAATCATCTCTTCGTCTAATTCTTCCTTGTGCTCGTTAAACTGCTTTACTGCGTAGTCCAGTACTGATTGAAATCCTGCTGCTTGAATCTGGGCCGCAGTCCAGCGGTCCTCTGCTTCCTTATTGCGCTTTGCAATGAGTGCA